CCCGCAGCCCCCTTCAACGCCTCCAGCTTCGACACGTTGTTCGTCGCTGCGATCTGACCGATCGCGTCGCGGAAAGATCCGACGCTCTCAGCGGCACCCTTGACCACGTCGCCGATGCCACGGAACTGGTCGGAGAACTTGATCGCTGCGAACGCCGCCAGGGCGGGGACCAGGAGCTCAGTGTTCTCCGCCAGCAACCCGACGGCATCCGCGGCGATCGACAGGCCAGCGCCGAACACGTCAACCGCCGGCGGCAGAACCGTGCCAGCCAACTCGGCCAACTCGGGCAGCACCCCTGCGGCGAGCTCGCCGAGCGCTTCGAGGATGTCTGCGACCGGCGGGCCAAGATCCTCCATGGCGTCGCCAAGGACAGGCCCCAGCTTCGCGGCAGCGTCGAACGCCGCCTCGCCTACGTCAGACAGCACCGACGCCAGGCCTTCGGACAGCTCGTCGGCGAGATCCGACGCGGATCGCAGCAGACCGGCCCCGGGGCCGGTCGCAAAGGCCGCTGCCTGCTTCCCGAGACCGATCAGCGCGTCGCGGCCGGCGTCTGATCCGAGCACGAGTCCACCGAGGATCCCGGTGATCGGCGAGATCGTCGGAACGATCCCGCCGAGCGGACCGAGCACCGATGCTGCACCGAGCCCGCCGATCGACAGGCCGACGCCGGCGATCACGCCTTCGAGTCCGCGGGCGGCTTCACGGATCGTCGTGAAGCCGCCTTCGAGGCGACCGAACACAGCATCGACCTCAGCTGGCGACACAGCGTTCAGGACGCCCTGGAGGTCGTCTGCAAGGCCGGTGAGTCCACCGCCAACACCAGTCGACAACTCGGCGACGTTGCGGGAGATCGCCTCCCACGCCGGTGTGGTGGCGAACGTGTTGAACACGTCGACGAACGCCGTCGCGGACTGCACCAGCTGACGGCCTGCGACGTCACCGAGGTCACCGAGACGGATCAGCGACGTCTCGACCGCACCTGAGAGCTGCTCGATGTCGCCCTTGAGGTTGTCGGTCTGGGTCGACGCCATCCGCTGCGCCGCACCCATGTCGTTGACCGCAGCCGTGTACTCGTCGACCTTGGCCTTGCCGCCCTCCATGAGGATCGACGCCGCCCGCACGGCATCGGAGCCGAACAGAGTGGTGAGCGCCGCGTTCCGCTGCTCGTCGGACAGTCCACCGAGCGCCGTCTGCAGCTGACCTGCGACCTCGTCGATGCCGACGAACGCTCCCTGCGCGTCGAAGAACTGGAGGCCCAGGTTCTTCATCGCCTCAGCCGCTTCGTCCGACTGCGGCACCAGCCGCTGCAGCATCGTCTTGAGCGACGTGCCGGCGTCGGAACCGACGAGCGCCGAGTCGGCGAACAACGACAGAACCCCGACGGTGTCCTCAAGGGAGAGTCCCGTCTGTGCGGCCACGAGGCCGCCCTGGCGGAGCGCATCGCCCAGTGTGCCGACGTCCGCTGCCGACTTGTTCGCCCCTGCGGCGAGCACATCCGCGATGTGGGACACGTCCGCGCCGCCGAGACCGAACAGGTTCATGGCCTGCGCGGAGATCGTGGCCGCGTTCGCCAGGTCGAGCTGGCCGGCGGCGGCGAGGTCCAACGACCCGGCGAGAGCGCCGCCCATCACATCCGCGACCGACACACCGGCCTTGACCAACTCGCTCTGAGCCTGAGCCGCCTCCGTCGCGGAGAACACCGTGTCAGCACCGGCCTTCAGCGCGGCCTCACGCAGCTGGTCGAGCTCGGCGGATGACGCGTTCGCTACTGACGCGACCCCGGACATCGACGCGTTGAAGTCGGAGCTCGTCTTGAGCGCCGCGGCGCCGATGCCAGCGACGGCGACGCCGGTGACGGAAGCGACCTTCCCGAGATCACCGACGACGGTGCGGGCCCCGGAACCGAGAGAGGAGCTGACCGCTGCCCCGGCGGCCTTCGCTCCGTCACCGACGTCCTTCTTGAACTGCGACATGTCGCCGCGGACGTCCACCCACACTGTTCCGGCCTGCGCCATGCGGTCACCTCTTCGCGAAGAAGGCCCGGATCTCGTCCGGCGTTGCCGGAGTGAGACCGTCAGGCGGGAATGCAGCCACCGAACGGGCCGGCGGCGGCGCAGGAACAGGAGGAGGGGCAGCGACAGCAGCGGCGGGGAGTTCCCGCCGCGCCCGTCGCTCGTCGGCGATCAACAGGAAGGCCTCGAAGAGGCCGGGGTCCCGGTCGCCGAGGAGGGCTAGTCCGTTGAGGTCTTGGCCTTCGTCGAGCGCCGCCCGGATGAGCCGGACGACTTGCGAGTCGGGCCCGAGGTAGGGCGGTCGTCATCCGCCACCCCGATCTGCAGTCGGTCGACGGTGGCGAGCCACTCGTCGAACGGCCGGTCCTCGCCCTCGCGCAGCTTCAGGAAGGTCCACGCGGCGGTGTGCATCCAGTCCTCGCGGTCGAACGTGGCGACCTTCGAGAACTGCTCGTTGAACTCGGCTTCGATGGCACGAGTCGCCGAGGGGATCACACGGATCCCCTCGACGCGCGTGCCGTCGGCGTACTCGACCGCGAGTCGCAGGGTCGAGTAGTCGATGGTCCTGGGGGTGTCGGGCATCAGGCCGAGGTGACCGGGTTGACGTACTCGCTGTCGGTGAACATCGACCACGGCTTGGTGCCCGAGCCGGCGGCCATGGAGCCGAGGGTGACGGCGAGTCCAGCGGCGCCGGACTTCGTCAGCGTCGAGGACGACGCACCCTGCTGCATGACTCGACGCATCACGATGCGCCACTTGGTCTCACCGTCGACGGCGTCGGCGACGACGACGCGCTCGTCGATCACGCCCGGCTCGGCCGGGTCGAACCGCCACCCGTTCGCGGTGGTCGACCACGTACCACCACCGAAGGCGAGGGGGATCGTGTCGGCGTCCCACTGGCCGAGGGTGAAGGCCAGCGTGGTCTCGATGCCGGCGAGGACGTACCTCACCGGTTCGAACGACTGGTGCATGTTGATCGGCGTCACCGACGGAGTGCGGGTGAACACAGCACCGTCTTCGGTGGTGTAGCCGACTCGCGTGAACGCAGCGTTGAGAGTCGAGTTCACATCGGTCGGGATCGGCGTCCCGACGGGTGCGGTGTAGATCTCGAATCCTGCTGCGATGAGGATCGCTTCCGGGGTTTCGACTGCCATTTTGGGGCCTCCTTGAACGGCAAAGCCCCGCCGGGCTTCGGCGGGACTGATGGTTTTCACGCTCCGACCGGAGGCCGGCGGGTGATCTAGCTGGAAGTCAGGTCGGGCGCCGGATGCGCCATCACCACCGCGTCGAAGCGGCCGCGAGCCTTCGTCTGCTCGTCAGGGTCGAACCCTTCGGTGATTCCGCCTGCTTCCACAGACGTCACGACACCGGAGACACCGGTGAAGTGATAGATGCCGGAGAAGCGCTGGACGAGCGCTGCACGGCAGGTTTCGGTGACTTCGAACGCCACGGTGGCGGTGTCTGCCCAGGCGTCGACCTGGAACAGTGGGGCGTCGAGCCAGTGGGCGAACCGTGTTCCGGCGGTGCCGCCGATGCGGCGCACCCGCACAAGCGGGAACGTCTTGCTGTTCGGCAGGATCGTGTAGACCCGGTCGTCGACGAGGTCCGCCACTTCGTCCTGGGCACGCAGGAACGCCGAGGTGAGCGCTGCGGTGTTCGGCAACAGGACGAGACTCATCGGGGTTCGAACTTCCCGTGCTCGGCGGCGGCACGACGGATCGGCGCCTGCGGCGCGTTGTTGATTGACCCGAACTCGATGATGTGCGCGGCGACGTCGTGGGCATCGACGCCGACGCCTCGGTCGTCGTCGAACGTCTGGACCTCTTCGGCGTAGTGCCCGGTGTCCGGGTTCACGTTGTGGCGTGCGTCGATCGCCATGTGCTCGGCGACCTTGAGTCGATCGTCGTGCGTGGCGTGATCGAGGACGACGTCAAGGTTCGCTGCGGGCACGAAGCGGCTCACGTCACCCTCCGCACCGTGGCCTGCACGTGGGAGAACTGCTGAGCCCGCGGGTTCCACTTGCGCTCCGGCGGCCCGACCAGTTCGTACTCGTCGTTCTGGTCGTCGATGAAGCGGTCCCAGCCGGTGACGGCGGTCCCTGACGGCAGATAGAGGCTCCATGCCCCGATCTGCCAGTTGTCGGGGTCGCCGGCCTCGTCGCGACGCTGCTGCTGCAGCTCGTAGCGCACCGTGGTCTCCACCTCGGTCGGTTCGACGTTGCCGTACACGTCCGTCGCGTCGCCGTCGGCGACCGTGACGATCTTGCCGAGGCGGGTCATCAGGTGCTCGGGCGTCCTCACGGTCCGATGCCGATCGTCCGGACCCGCTGGGTGTACCGGTCAAGGACTGCCCGTTCCGGCAGCAATAGGCCGAGCGCACCGGATGAGGCCGCGGCACCGGCCGAGTAGCTCCAGTCGCCGAGCTGTTCGCGTGCGGCGCCCGTGTCCTGTGGGGCGGTCCCGTAGGCCCTGCCCGCGACCTGGCAGACGACGGCGACAATATCGTCGGGGATGGCGTCGAACCCGTGGTCGTAGGTGACGTTGACGGTGCGGATCGGGCTCGTCCACGGCTCGAAGCTGAACGAGTCGAGGTTCACCGTGACGTGCACGGTGTCGATGCCGTCGAAGGTGAACAGGAGCTGGTTGTCGTTCAGGTCCGTGACGGCGTCGACGTCGTGAACGGGGAGCTGCCCGAGCCGAACCTTCCGGTCCGACGGCACCCGCACTTGGGCGGTGGTCGTCGCCCGCACGAACTGCTGGCCCGTGTACGAGATGACGGCGGCGGACGCATCGGCGAGCAGCGCGAGTGCGCGCTCGCTCTCGACGGTGATGCCCATGCGGCGAGTGAGATCATCCGGGGTGGCGAGCCTCGTCGTCATCGTTCACCTCCTGCGAGCAGTCGAGAGTTGGCCTGCTGATCAGGGTTCGTCGGGTCGCCGGCGTGCGGGTGCCACAGGTGGACCGCGGGCCCGTCGACACGGAGCACCGGGCCGAGCGCTGCGCCGGCCGCGTCGGCGAACGCGAAGTCCTCACAGCCCCAGTCGACGTACCGCTCGTCCATGCCGCCAGCCGCCCACCAGCACTCCGGCGTGATGGCGAGCACCCCGCCGACCGAGAAGTCGACGAGCTCGTCGATGGGCTCGAGCGCGAACGGGTCGGCGCCGCCGAACGCCTCGACCGTGCGCGCCTTCGACAGCGGCCGGTACCGGTTGAACCCGATGACCAGCCGGTCCGACGACAGGGCGAGCTCGGCCGCCTCGAGGTACGCAGCGGCGGGCAGGACCATGTCGGCGTCGTGGAGGATGACGACGTCGGCGTCAGCGCAGCGGACGGCGAGGTTGCGGGACCCGGCCCGGGAGAAGATGTCGGCGCCGTTGTCGTACGGGACCGGGTCCAGGCCGGCGCCGCGTAGGTGGATCTGGACGTAAGCGAACGCCTGCTCGCGCCACGGGTCACCGGCCCGCCACGGGATGCCGACGTGCACCCTCACAGCCGGTCCAGCCAGGAGATGAAGGACTCGAACCCGGCCCGGTAGGACCGCTGCGGCCCGGGCCCGTACAGGTCGTCGTAGCGGGCGTTCGAGCAGTCCCGAGCGAGCACACCGGTCGGCTCCGCCGGGTTCGTCACGATGTCAGCGTCAGCCCCGACGATGTCCAGGCACAGCTCGGCGATCTCCCGGCACGTCACCGGGCCCGCGGCCCCCACGTTCACCGGGCCGTCGTAGCGGCCTGCGGTCGCGATCGTGATGATCCGATCGACCGCGTCGTCCACGTGCAGGTACGAGCGGAGCTGCGACCCGTCGCCCCACAGCTCGAGCGTGCCGGACGACCGTGCGGCGAGCGCCTTCGTCGCCACCGCGGCGGGGAACTTCATGCGCCGTCCCTCGTGCTCCTGCAGCGGCCCGAACACCGTGTGCAGGACACCGACCCGGGCGCCGGGCACCTTGCCCATGATCCGCAGCCCGTGGAGCTTCTCCGCCCCGTACAGGGCGTCGGGCGTGCCGTGACCGATCAGGTCCTCGGAGAGCGCCGGCGCTTCCCCCGGGGTCTGCTGCAGCTCGACCGGGTACGCGCACGCCGACGACGCGTAGAACGTGGTCGGTGTCTCGTGCGCTTCGACGGCCTGGGCGACGTTGAGGGTGATCTGACCGTTGACGAGCGAGGCGCCCAGATCGGCGTTGCTGTGGAAGTAGCCGACGCCGCCCATGTCGGCCGCCAGATGGAACACAAGCTCGGCGCCGACGATCGCGCGGACCGTCTCGGCGAGCGACGTCAGGTCGGCTCGGCGGCACATCACGTCAGGCCGACGCCACGACGGAAACACGGTGTCGACCGCGGTCACGTGCGCGCCGAGCGCGTACAACCGGTTGCACAGGTTCGCTCCGATGAAGCCGCCGCCGCCGAGCACGACGACATGCCGGCCGTTCACCTGCTGATCGAGAACCACAGGTCCCTCCGGGAGTCGTAGAGCTCCGAGTCGGTGTCGATGGCCCGCATCGTCTTGCGGGCCGTCGCGTCGACCTCACCCTTCGGTGACCAGGCGTTCAGGTGCTCGACCACAGAGTCGAAGCACGGACGGAACCTGGCTCGCATCTTGGCGGTGCCGATGAACTCGGTGTCGGTGTACTGGTGGTCGTAGCCGTCGAACATGAACGATCCGGGCCCTTGGTCGACAACACCGCCGGTCTCGTCGAGGTAGCGGCGGTCGACGAGGCAGTGGGTGGCGTGCAGGCCGGCGGTCACGTACGGGTTCAGCAGGTCGTTCGTGCCGACCACCTGCACCCAGCCGTCCATGAGGGCCAGCGCGGCGGTGTCCCACCCGGGATGGAAGTTCAGGTCGTCGGCGCCGGCGAACACGTACTCGGCCGGAGTGGCCCGGTACGCCGTCGTGATCGCTCCCGAGTAGTTGGGTCGGCCCTCGTTCACGACGACGTCGACGTCGAGCTCCGCGGCGGCTGCGATCGACTCGACGTCCTCGGCCTCGACCGCGAACACGACCCGGTGATCGGTCTCGGTGTTCTCGGTGATGTTGGCCGCCACCCGGGCGAGCCGGTCGGCACGCCCGAAGGTGGGGATGAGGACGGCGATCACGCACAGGCCTCCACGTAGTCGGCGAACCGGTCGAGGTCCGTAGCGGTGTCCAGTTCGGCGGCCCTGGCGAGCGCCGCAGCGGACCGGCGGGCGTACTCGTCGGGGTCGTCCAGGCGTCGGATAGCGCCGACCCAGCCGGCGAGGTCGTTCCGGTCGACGAAGATGCCGGCGTCGCCGAGCGACTCGACCAGGCCAGGTGTCGGGTGTGCGATGACGGGGATCCCGGAGCACATAGCTTCGACGCCGGTCCGACCCCACGTCTCGGCGATCGACGGCATGAGGAGCACCCGGGTCCGGCTGTAGACGTCTGCTGCCATGTCGGTGGTTGTCGGGACCATCTCGACATTCGGGTCGGCCGGTATGCGTTGGCGGCCGTAGCCGCCGCGCACGCCGAGGAACTTCCGTTCCGGCATGGCTGCGACGATCAGGCGAAACAGGTCGCCACCCTTCTCTCGCGAGAGGTTGATGAGCGTGACGTGGTCGCCGGCGGTTGTCCGGTAGATGGCGGGGTCGACGTGCGGGCGGACCACGATGCCGTTACGGCCAGCCCGGGATGACTCGCTGTTCCACACGACCGGCCCCTCGCTGTCGTCCACCTGATCCGGGGTTCCGTGCACCATCAGGACGTGCGGGATGTCACGCTTGATGCAGAGCTGTCGGACGCCGGAGGTGGTGTCGCCGTGGTGTGAGACGACGGCGTCGTAGCCGGCGACTGAGCGGTCCCATCGGCCGAGCACCCGCACGTCACCGTGCGTGTAGTCCGCTGGGGCGAACACGGTGCGGACGTGAACTTCATGGCCCCGTTCGGCGAGGCGTTGAAGGCACTCGTGGGTGGAGAGCCACGCCCCGACCNNGCGACGACGGCGGGTACAACGGGGTCACACCCAGAACCTTCATGTCGCGAACGGCCAGGTCGCACCCTTGGCCGAGTTGCACGACACGCACGCTGGCCTGAGGTTGCAGAGCATGTGTGCTCCGCCTCTGGCCAGCGGCTTGACGTGATCGACGGACTCTGCGGGTTCGCCGCACATCCAACAGCTGTGGCCGAAGTAGGCGAGCCTCGCGGCCAGCTCCTCCGGACTGAACTCGATGACAGCGGCGCCGCGCATGCGGGCTCGCCGGTTCACGTGCCAGGCGGCCACCTTCTCCGGGTTGGCGGCCTTCCACGCACGCAGGTACTCGCGGAGATACTCGGTGTTCGCCTGTCGGAAGCGCCGGTTGGCTTCACGGACTCGGTCGGGGTGGCGGAGGCGGTACTCGCGCTTGTGTCGGCGCGTCGCCTCGTTGTGGCCTTGGCGCCACCGCCTCGCCAGCGGCGCCTTGTGCGCTCGGTTGGCTGCCACGCATGCATCGCATGGCGGCTCGCCAGCGCGGTAGTGCCGGCCCCATCCGGTCACCGACCCCGTCGCCGGGGACCCCTTGCGGGGCCCCCGGACGATCGGAGCAGCGCACGCCAGCTCGATCACGACGANNGTGATCGGGCTGTTGTTGGTGTTCGTCAGCTCGACGAACGCCGCGGTGTCGTTGACGAGCCACCCGTACTCCGCCTCGGCCAGGACCGCGACGAGGTTGTGCTCGAACAGCGAGACGAGGCTGCCGTTGATCGTCACCGAGGCCTCGGTGGAGATCCGGTAGCTGATGCCGCCGACGACACCCCACGCCGTCTGACCCCAGTCGCCGCCGAAGCCGACGGTGGTGGTCAGGTCGGGGGTGGCGACACCCTCACCGAAGAAGCCGCGGCGGCCGAGGAGCCGACCGGAGGTGAAGAGGTCGCTCTCCTGCTCGGAGGCGAGGTCGGCCCAGATGGGGCGACCGGCCGTGTCGACGGCGCCACGGATGGCGGGCTCGACGACGTCGTCGAGCGCCCAGCCGGTGACCCGGTAGCGCCGACCGGAGGCGTCCTTGCCGCTGACGACCTTGCCGAGCGCCGCGTTCAGGTCGCCGTAGACGCCGCCGGCGTTCTGGGCGGTCGCGCCGATCTCCTGGGTCTTCGTCGTCTGGGCGACGTAGGTGGAGAACGGGCCGGCGCCGGCGGAGCCGTCGGGACCGACGTCGTGCAGCGCGGCGAGGTCGAACGCGACGGCGAACGTCTCGGCGAAGCTGCCCTGCATCCGGGTCACGAACTGGGCCGGGTTGAGGCGGGCGACCTCGGCGGAGACCACGAAGATCGACGCGAGCTTCTTCGGCTCGATCGTCTTCGGGGTGATGCTGCCGGCGGAGGCCGGCTTCTGCTCACCCTCACCGACCCACGCCGCGGTGGGGCGGGTCGAGATGACGGGGATCTTCACCCCGGACGGGCCGAGGGGAACCTGCGGAGAGAGCTGCTGCACCACGGAGGTGCGGGCGGCCCGCTCGAAGATGGGAGCGGCCTCGGCGGGCGTGATGAACCCGGAGAGGTCGCTGGTCTTGGTGGGGGCGGAGATCGCCATGGTGTCCTCCTGTGGACGGATCTAGGGGGTGAGGCGGTCAGCGGATGCCGAGCGCCGCTTCGAGGTCCTTCTGCAGCTGGGAGCTGTTCAGGCCTGGTACCTGCTGACCACCGCGTGCGCCCTGACCGAGATCCGGCGGGGCCGTCTCCTGCGCAGGTGCGATCCGATCGACGAACGCCTGGACGGCGTCGCGGTCGGGGTTGCCGTCCTCGCTCAAGAACTTGGCGAGGTTGATCCCGTCGATCACTTCGTCGACATCCAGGCCACGACCGGCGGCCGCGACTCGGAAGGCATCGGCGACACGTTCGGCCCCGAGCTCGCCGAGCACTTCACTGCGAGCAGCTTCTCGAGCCTCACGCACAGCACGTTCCTGATCGGACTCGTACTGCTTGCGGAGACCCTCGAGCTCCTTCGCAGCTCCAGCGTTCGTCTTCGCTCGCTCCTCCCACTTCCGAGCCTTCTGCAGCTCGGAACGGAGGCGGGCAACCTCGGCGACCGGATCGTCGTCGCCCTGTGCAGGGGTCGGAACGTCGGATGCGTCGGCGGGATCGTTCGGCGTCGGCTCCTGTGCAGGATCCGGCTGGGTGTTACTCACGGTGGGTTCCTCCCGTGCGGGTGGTNNGTGCCCCGTGCGGGGCGGAGATCAGGGTCGGGGTGCCGGTCGCCCGTCGGTGTCGACGTAGCCGGTGGACCCCTCGGGTCGGGTCGGTCGGTCGCGTGCAGCGTGCTCAGCTGCCTGGGCACGGGCGTGGTTCGCTCGCCGTTCCCACGACCGTGCCCGTTCCTGGAGGCGCATCCGGCGAGCCGGGTCCTGCTCGGTGCGGAGCTCGGCGAGTGTCGCCGTCATGCGACGGGTGGCTGTGTCGGCGGACTGGGCGAGCTGCTGGCCGCGCCGACTGAAGCTGACTCGGTCCGACACGCCCTGGGCTCTCACGTTGCGGTAGAGGTCGTCGTCGATGACGCCCCTGGACACGTTGCTGGTGTCGAGGATCGGTACCGCGACGCAGTCGCAGGTCTTGTGGCCGAAGGTTGCGGACTCGGCGGAGCGGTACACCTGGGTGGCGACGAGTGCGCACCATTCGCAGGACACGCCGGAGAGCTGCCGGCGCCAGCCGTGGTTCTGGACGCCTGATCGGTTAAACCATGCGTCGCCGGCGGCCGACGCTGTGCGGGTCACGAACGTGGCGGTCAGGTTCTCCGCTGCGGCCCGTCCGCCGGCGAGCGCCTCGGACCATTCCACGCCGTCGCTGAGCTGCTTCCACATCGCCAGGAACGGCGCTTCGGGAGATGGCGGCACTGCGGGCACACCGGCGCCGGTCAGGCCGACGGTTGAGGAGCTGGTCAGAGTGGACAGGAACGCATCGGTCGACGCCGCCGCAACGTCCTTGGTGGCGGCGAACAGCTCGTCTGTCAGGTCGAAGAACCGTTCGATGTCGGGCCGGTTCCAGGACCCGAGGTCGTCCCAGATCGAGGCCACGGTGTCGGCGGATCGTTGCCTGATCTGCTGGAGCTGCGTCTGCCATCGACGAGCGAGCTCGGCCTCGGTAGCCATGCTCACTGCACGGCGTCAGGAGCCGCGAGGATCGACGAGACCAGCTGTCCGGTCCGCATGCGGGCGATCTCCTGCGGTGTCT